GTGGGACCTGTCCGTGATGGAGGACCGGGACCGGACGACGGCCCAGCTGCTGGCGCTGAGGTACGAATACGACGTCAAGGGCCGCGTGAAGGCCGAGAAGAAGGAAGACCTGATCCAGCGTATCGGCCGGTCGCCGGACCAGGCTGATGCGCTGCTGCTGGCGTTCGCGGTGCCGGTGAACGCGCAGGCGGCGTACTTCGAGGCGCTGACGGGTGGGAGGCTGCGGGGATGACGGACTGGTGGCGGTGCCCTAACGAGCCGCCCTGCCCGCACGGCGCGGTGCTGCATGACATCGAGGACTACGAGGACACCAGCCCGAGGTGCTGCGTAGAAGGCTGTCCATGCGGGCAGCGGCCATGATGCGGGGATGACGGCTGGTGATGTGGTGAGCGTCTGCCCGGCGTGCCGGGGCACGGGCCTGATGCTGGCGCCGGATGCTGACGGCGAGTCTGTCAGCCAGCAAGCCTGCGTCTACTGCCCCGCTGGGGATGACCCGCCAGCGCTGATCGGTGATATCTACAACCCGGCGCCCTTCTAGCTCAGCCGGGATTCGCGCCCTGACTGACGCACCACGCGCAACTCCTTAGCGCGGTGTTGCGTCCTGCGCAACCCGTTGTGGCATTCTTGGCGCACCACCATCCCCGCACGCCACAGGAGCCACATGGCGAGCCCTGCCCGTGCCCAGCGCCGCCGCGAGGGCCGTGCGCTGCTGGCCGCGCTCCCGGATGACCCGTCGATGCACCTGGCCGCCGTGCTCGGCCTGGCGCTTGAGCAGGCGAATCTTCAGCCCGGGTGCGTGCGGTGCGTGCGGAAGGCCAAGTCGGCGGAGGCTGCGGGCGGGGAGATGCCGGACGTCCACGAGTCGGTTACCTGGCTGCCCGATGTCGGCCCGGTCTGCTACGGGTGCTTCGGATGAGCCACGACTACCCGCGCAGTGTCACCCAGCTATCGGGCGTCCCTGGCGCCATCACGCACCGCCGGAGCGTGATTACCGGCGAATGGATCGAGCTGCCCGAGCCGCTGTACGTGGATGACGCTGACCTGCTGGACTGGCTTAAGCGGCGCTGGAACGAGGACGACGCGTTCGATCACACGGTCTACGCCGTGGAAGGCGTGCCCCGCTCATGAGCAGCAGGGGCGCCCGCCGCCGCCGTCAGCCCGTCGCCAAGGCACCGTCCCGCCAGCTCGCCCCCCGCGCCATCTACACCGCCGATGACGTCCTGGCCCTGCTGAACGCAACCGGCGCCATGCGCGGCAGCACCGCCCTCGCCCGTGACCCGTCGTGGAACCAGCTCCCGTTCGGCCCCGGCGAGCCGCTGATCCCGGCGTTCATCAACCCGCCCCGCAGGCCCGGCCAGCAGCCAGAGCCGCGCCTGGGCGAGTACCCGGTCTCCTACAACCTGCAGGTCTCCCAGCAGTCGCACGTCAACTGGAAGACCCTGCAGGACGCCGCCGACATGCCGCTGTTCCGCAAGTGCATCGAGCGGCGCAAGGGCATCTGCGACAACGACTATGCCGTGGTCGTGGACCCGGCCGCCGTGACCCGCGAGGCGATGCTGTCCGGCGACGCCAAGACCGACGTCGAGGCGAAGCTGCGCGAGAAGTACACCGCGCAGATCAGCGCCGCGACCGACTTCCTGGCGATGCCTGACCGCAAGAACGGCCTGGACTGGACGGCCTGGTCCCGGGTGCTGATGGAGAACACGCTCAAGTACGACGCGACGGTGGTCTACCCGCGGCGCACGCTCGGCGGCCAGCTGTACTCGCTCGAGGTGCCGGACGGGCACCTGTTCAAGCCGCTCATTGACGAGTCCGGCGGGCGCCCGCTGCCGCCCTTGCCCGCTGTCCAGCAGATCCTGTACGGCTTCCCGCGCGGCGAGTACACCGCCGACGTGGACGCTGAGGGCGGCGTGCCGGGCGGCATGAGCGCGAACGAGATCCTGTACAGGCGCCGGGTGATCAGGGGTTTCGGCTCGCCGTACGGCATGCCGCCGGTTGAGATCGCCCTGCTCGACGGCCTGGTGTGGATGCGCCGTATGGGCTGGATCATGGCCGAGTACACCGAGGGCGCGACCCCGGCGAGCTTCCTGGAGACGGACAACGCGATCGGCTGGGACGTCCCGCAGTGGGAAGTGTGGACCAACGCGCTGAACGACCTGTTCGGCGGGAACACGGCGCAGCGGTTCAAGATCAAGCCGCTTCCGCCGGGCAGCCACCTGGTGCAGACGGCGGACATCCCCGAGCGGTACAAGCCCGACTATGACATGTTCCTGATCAAGCTCGTGGCCGGTGACTTCGGCCTGACCGCCACGGAGCTGGGCTTCCCTGAGGTCGGCAGCCTGGGCGCGTCGTTCCATGAGGGCGAGGAAGACGTCATGAACCGGGTGACGCGCCGCCCGGACGCCAACTGGATCGAGGGCATCGCGACCGAGCTGCTGCAGCGCCATCTCGGCATGCCGTCCGTGCTGAAGGTGCAGATCCTGGGCCTTGAGTCCGAGGACGAGGCGGCGGCCGATGCGGTGGCGCAGACCCGTGTGGCCAGTGGCCGGATGACGATGAACGAGGACCGCGCCCGGCAGGGCCTGCCCGCCTATGACTTCGAGGAGGCGGACATGCCGATGCTGCAGCTCCAGCGCGGCGTCGTGTTCCTTGAGGGGGCGAGCGAGAAGGCGCCGCCGGGTGAGCTGGTGTCCCCGGCGCAGGCTCCCCCGGCACAGCCGGGGCAGGTTCCCGGTCCCGGCGGCGAGGGTGCGGGTCCACCCGCCGGGGCCGGTCAGCAGAAGCGGGGCAAGCCGAGCAGCGCTGACCAGGGGAAACAGCAGGGCGCGGCGAAGGCGCTGGCCGCGCTCGGCCAGGTGGCGTACGAGGCGGCGGCCCTGGCCCGCTCGGACACTGACGAGGCGCCTGCCAGCGCGGACGCCGACGTGGCCGCGTACCGGCGCTGGCTGCGCAACGGCGCCCGCCGCGGCGGCTTCGCGTGCAAGGCCCTGGCCAGGGCTGACGCGCCGCCGGAGATGGCCGCTGATGACCGCGTGGTGTTCAAGGAGGACCCCGGCCCAAAAGTGCCCGCCAGGCGTGGCCTGGCTGGGACCGGGACCAGGAGCTGACGGCCTTGTACGCGCAGCGGATCCGCGAGGCTATGGCCGGGGCGATCGACACGGCTAAGCTGGCACAGGCGTGGGCGGCATTGCACCCCGGTGCGTTCGCTGACGAGGCGGGCCCCGCCGCCTCGGCCACCAAGGCGGTGAATCCCGCCCTGGCCGCCTTCCTGGCCCGTGCCGCGCAGGCCATCAGGGACGCCCTGGCCGCCGTCCTGGGCCAGCTGTGGCCCGAAGCATGGGTACTCGGACAGCAGGCCGCACAGGCCGTTCTGACGGGCGCGGCGGTGGACTGGCGCGGGTGGACGCCCGGCGACCACGCGGCGGCTGAGCAGATCGCGGGCGACGGCCTTCAGCGGCTCCTGGCCGACGCCGATATCCGCATCAAGTCCATCGCCGAGAGCCGGGTCAACGAACTGGCCGACGCGCTCGAGGCGTCCCTCGCCAGCGACGTGCGGGAGATCGAGCCCTATCACAAGCCGCCCGGCGTCTACTCGATGCAGGACGTCCTACCGGCCCGCAACAGCATCGGTGACCTGGCGGCCAAGCTCGAAAACGTGCTCGACAACCCGGCCAGGGCGAAGATGGTCGCCCATACCGAGATGGCCCGCGCCCAGTCGGCGGCCACGCTGGAGTCCTACGGGCAGACCGGTGTCCGCGAGCGGTCCTGGCTCGGCGCGGGTGACGCGAAAGAGTGCCCGGTGTGCGACGCGAACGAGGCGCAGGGCGCGGTGCCGATGGGGCAGCCGTTTACTGGCGGGGTGCTGGCCCCGCCGCAGCACCCGATGTGCAGGTGCGCGCTGATGCCGGTGGTGGGCTGATGGAGCCGTACTACGCCGATGACCTGGTGACGCTGTACCTGGGCGACTGCCGGGAGGTGACGGAGTGGCTGGCCGCTGACGTGCTGGTCACGGACCCGCCGTACGGGCGCGGCTGGTCGCAGGGGCGCACCAGGAACAATGCTGACGCGCACGCTGGCATCGCCGGGGACCATGACACAACCACCAGGGATGCCGCACTGGCAATGTGGGGCACCAGCAGGCAGGCCGTTGCCTTTGGTGCCCTGGAGATGCCGCCGCCGCCTGGGAATGTGCAGACGCTGGTGTTCCGCAAGCCCGCCGGATCGGGAAGCAAAGGGACGCACGGCGGCTTCCGCCGCGATATCGAGGGGATTTACCTCCTCGGCCCATGGCCAGCGGGTCACCAGGGGATAAGTAGCGTCCTTACGAGCGGGGCACGCTGCCAGGTGAGCCCGAACGGTGTTCCTGGGCGCTATGGCCACCCCCATGCCAAGCCGGTAGACGTCATGGAGACGCTGATCATGGCGTGCCCTGACGGGACCGTAGCCGACCCATTCGCGGGCTCAGGATCGACGCTGGTGGCCGCCCGCAACCTCGGCCGCCGCGCTATCGGCGTTGAGCTTGACGAGCGCTACGCCGAAACAGCAGCCCGCAGGCTCAGCCAGGGAGTGCTGGTGCCGTCATGAGGCTGCTCAACGACTACTGGCAGGCCGTGTCCGGCAACGTCCTGGCCGAGCCCCTGTGCGCCGTCCTGACCATCGCCGCTACCTGGCCGTTCCGCCACCGCATCGGCGCCGGGCTGGCCCGCTGGTGGGCACGTCACCACCACGAGCACGCGGTCGCCCAGCATCTTGAGGCGCTGACCAGGTTCGCGGCAGGCGAGGATGGCCGCCCGTACCCCCCGAAGGAGAGCCGATGAAGGTCACTGTGGAGGACGGCAGCGGCAAGGTCACCATCGAGCCCGGGGCCGCTAAGGGCACCTGGGACGGCGAGACCGTGGCCGGTGTGCTCGTCAAGTCCAGCGACGAGCTGCGCCAGACGCTGACCGTCGCCTACCCGGCTAACCGTGCCGACGCCGCCGTAGCGGCCGACGGGCACCGGGACTTTGCCAGCGCTGAGGCGGTGCGCAAGGCGGCGCACAGCTTCCTGGTCAAGTCGCCGAAGGTCGGCCTGCATCACGCGGAGGGCACCGACGGCGCCGGGACCGTTGTGGAGTCCTACACCTGGCCGGGGCCGGACTGGAAGCCCGAGGGCAGCGACTACACGGTGCGCGAGGGTGACTGGCTGGTCAAGGTGCAGTGGGAGCCCGAGGCGTGGTCGCTGATCAAGTCCGGGGAGATCGGCGGCGTGTCGATGCAGGGCAGGGCGCGGCGGGCCACGCCGTCCGCTGAGGCAGTAGCGGCGCTGCGGTCATGAAGCTCCGCCAGCAGGCGCCGCCCCGGCGCTGGTTCCGGCACGCTGGCGGCACCTACTACCGCAACTGCCCGCTGATCAAGGCCGAGTGGGAGGAAGTGCTGGCGTGGCCAGCCAGTACCTCGCGCAAGTTCAGGCTGGCGGAAGCGCTGTCCGCCGAGTGGTACGCGGTGTTCGCGGCTGGCGTCACCCGTAAGGCCGAGCTGGAGCCCGGCGATGAACTGACCACGCCTGCGCCGTTCCGCGAGACGTACCCGCGGCACCCCGGCCTATGGGCACTGGATGAGAGAAACGGAGCCACGGCATGACCGACACGGCAGCCCCGGCGGTCAAGGCCCCGCCGGGCGACGACCTGTCCATCACTGAGCTGGTGGAGTTTGATCCGACCAGGCTCGACGGGGTGAAGAACGGCGCGACCGGCATCCCGTTCCTGATCATGAAGGCGGCGGCGGAGACTTCAGCCCCGGAAGCTGAAGTTCAGCCCGAAGGCAAGCCGTCCTGGCACGCCGCAGCCGCAGCCCTGGCCCGCATGGGCGCCCGCGTGCCCGACGTGGAGCCCGCGATCCTGTACAAGGCCGTCAACGCGGCGGGCGAGGTCGACGAGGGCCCGGACATCGACGGCGGCAAGCAGGCCATCGCCCTGATCGCGAAGCTGATCGGCTACGAGGCCCAGGAGCTGGAGGCAGGCTGCCTCGATGAGGTCTGCGACATCGGCCTGCTGCTGGAGGCGGCCGGGGCGCTGAAGTGCTGGCTGTCGTGCGAGCGGTCCAATGCGATGGCGGACTCTGACGCGGCGGCGATGGGCAAGGCTGCCGTGCCGCTGCTCGTGCCGGGCCGTGAGATGTCCGACGAGGAGGTGGCCAACTTCGGCGAGCTGCTGGCCCTGACCCTGGCTGGCGAGACGGTGACCAAGGACTCGCGGACGTTCACCGCGGCCGAGCGCAAGCAGCACGCCAAGGACGGCAACGCCCTCCCGGACGGCTCGTACCCGATCCCCGACAAGGACGCGCTGCGGCGGGCCGCGATCCTGGCCCGCTCGGGCCACGGCGACGTCAAGGCCGCGAAGCGGCTGATCGCCCGCCGGGCGAAGGAACTGGGCGTGGCCAACCCGCTGGACACCGACGACAAGGCCACATCAAAGGCAACGGCTGCAACTGATGGGGCGGTTGTTGCGGAGGAGGCAACCACTGTGGATACTGAGGCCATTGAGGCAGCCGTAGCAAAGGCCCTCGTTCCCTCCCAGGAGCGCATCAGTGCGCTGGAGGGCGAGCTGGCGAAGGCGCAGGCGGAACTCACGGAGATGGCCGCAAGGCCGATCCACGGCGGCCCTGTCCTGTCCGCAGCCTCGGCGCGTACCGCAGCCAAGGCAGACGGCAAGGACCACGCCGCCGAAGCCGAGCGCCTGGAAGGCCTGGCCAAGACGGTCTCAGACCCCAGCGACGCGGCCCACTACCGCCAGCTTGCCGCCCGGGAAAGGGCGCAGATCCCCGCCTCGTAGCGGGTGCCCGGCCTGGGCTGGCCCGTACCCCGGAGGGGTCACATGCCAACCAAGGCCGATCTGTTCGGCGGCCACCGCGGCGACTACCGCGGCGGCGGCGCGATTGAGCCCGACTACCGGGGCGCCCAGCTCGTAGAGCAGTTTGAGCTGTACAAGGGCGCGCTGAAGGACTCCCACCAGCGCCACGACAACGGCACCGATCACTTCGTGCCCGGCGAGCCGATCCGCAAGGGCGCCCGCCCGCCGAAGGCCGAGCTTGAGCGGCGGCTGGAGACGATTGAGCGGCTGGAGAAGTCGCTGCCCGCCGATCAGCTCACCGCGATGAGCGCCGAACTCGCCTCACTGCGCGAGGGCGTCGCCAAGGACTGGAACCAGGCCTACCCCGAGACCGGCGGCTACAACACCCAGCTGGCGCCGTATGACCTGGAGGCCCCGGCGAAGCTGCTGGTGCCGCGCCAGACGCCGCTGCGCAACGCGGTGCCGCGGAACAACGGCGGCAAGGGCTCGGCCGTGCAGTTCCGGCGCATTCTCGGCTGGACGAACATGAACGTCGGCGGCGTCGTTGACCAGTCGCCGTTCCTCAACAGCGAGTTCCCGCAGTCGCAGGGCCTGAGCCTGCCGCAGTTCGGCGGCCAGTCCACGACCAGCGGCGGCGTGCAGGGCACGACCGGCGTCCCGCTGCGGCGCGGCCAGAAAATCAACTACGCGGCCGACTCCAAGACCATCAACTACACCGAGCTTTCGATGTCGGACTCGGTGAGCTGGAAGGCCCAGTTCATCGGCCAGGGCTTCGAGGACATCCGCCAGCTGTCCCACACGACCACGCTGTGGGCGCACATGCTCGGCGAGGAGAAGGCGATCCTGTACGGCCGGGGCCCGTCGGCCAACGGCTACACCGGCCCGATCACCGCGCCTACCGGCCTGACCGCTTCCTCGGCCAGCTCCGGCGGCACGATCGCCGCCGCGACCTACTCGGTGTTCGTGACCGCGGTCGGCGGCTGGGGCGAGTCCGCGCCGTCCAACATCGTCACCACGTCGGCGATCACCGGCACGGGCACCATCACCATCACCGGCTGGCCGACCCTGCCGAGCGGCGCGGACGGCTGGAACGTGTACGTGTTCACCGCCGCGACCGGGAACTTCTTCTTCCAGACGTTCGTCGCCGCCGGCTCGGCCGGTGCCGTCAACTCCGGCACCGTGCTCACCACCTACACCACGTCGACCGGCTCGCTGGCCCAGAACGCGGCCGACTCCAGCGCCAACGTCAACAGCTATGACGGGTTCCTGACCGTCCTGCTCAACCCCACGGTCAGCGGCTACGTGGCCACCTACGCGGCCAACGCCACCGCGGCGAACTCGGTCAACTCCATCGGCGGGCTCGGCCAGGCCGGTGCGCCCGCGCAGGGCGACACGCCCTGGCAGACCATGTTCAAAGCCCTGTACGGCGCCGGGGTCGAGCCGGGCAACTACGCCCAGAACGGGACCGCCACCGCGTACGGGCAGAAGCTGCTGGCCGACCCGGACGTGGTGTACGTGGACGGCGTGATCCGCTCGGCGCTGGGCTCCTACGTCGAGCACGGCGGCGGCACCGGCCTGTCGTCCGGCAACCCGGGCGGCTACCGGATCCAGCTCAGCCAGGACCGCGTGTCCGGGATGAGCGTCGGCACGGTCGTCACCGGGCTGGTCAACCAGACCACGGGCAAGCCGGTCGACCTCGAGGTGCACCCGTACATGCCGGTCGGCGTGTCGTTCGCCTGGTCGAAGACCCTGCCGGTGCCGGACTCCGAGATCGCCAACACGTTCGAGGTCCGGAACGTGCAGGAGTACATGGGCTACGACTGGCCGGACATCCAGTTCACCTACGACTTCAGCACCTACCAGCTGGGGACGTTCGTGCCGTACGCGCCCGCCTGGTCCGGGGCGATCGTCGGCCTGCAGGCCTGAGCCGTGGGCCTCACCGAGAGCGGGCAGGCCATGGGCGGCCTGCCCGCACCCGGCCCGGGACTGGGCTGGGAGCTGCGGACGCTGTTTGACGCGCTCGGTGTGGTCGCCGCCAGCCAGCAGCAGGGCGCTGCCCGCCAGCAGCGCATCGAGGAAACCCTGACCCGTATCGAGGAGAAGCTGATGAGCCAGCAGGACATCGACGCCGCCACGGCGGCCATGCAGGCCGCCGTCGCCGACATGAACCGCATCGCCGCCCAGATCGCGGGGCAGCCCGCCCCGGCCGCGCCGGATGACACCACGGCGCTGGCGCAGGCCACCGCCGACCTGGGCGCCGCGCAGGCCAGCCTGGACGCCGCTGTGCCCGCCGAGCAGGTTGCGCCGTAGCCATGAAGCCGCCGCCCCGCAAGACGTCGGACCACGTCACCACCCCGGCCGGGACCGCCAACACCATCCAGGGCGTCTGCGTGCTCGGCTACGGGCACGGCGACGCGGCCGGGCACCCCACGATCACCTGGGTTACCCGTTGACCAGGGTCATCATGGCGAACGACATCGCGCAGGTGACCGGGGTAACCGGGCTCACCTACGGCGGCAACCGCCCCGGCCGGGTGTTCGAGATGCACCCGGCCGACGCCGCCGCTGCGGTGAAGGCCGGTGGCGCGGTCGCATCCCTGGCAGGAGTCACGCGCCGCGCCATCGGCTACCGCTGCGACGGCTGCGAGTTCAGGCCGGTGGTCCGGATTTGCAGCCGGTGCGGGGGTGAAGCCGTCCGTGAGTGACCTGTGCGAATGCTTCCCCGCCCCCGCCGAGCTGGCCCGTCTCGCTGAGAACGCGCAGGCGGGCCGCAGCGCGGCGTTCGTCGGCACGGGCGACCCCGGCACGGTCCTGGCCTGTGAGCACGGCTCGTGGCCGCTGGCGGACGTCCTGGCGGAGGCGGAGGGGAACGGCAGGGCGTGCACCGGCACCACGAAAGACGGTGCGGCGTGCA